GACTACTGGCTCAGGCTTCGGTGTGTACACTTGAGTAGAGTCCACGTTGTCCAGCACTCCCAGCATCCGCTTGATGTCATTGTTGCGGCTCTGGTAAACAGATACGATATGCTCAACGTCTTTTATATCTGCTCTCTTTACCCGCAACCTCATAACAGACTCGGCTATCTCATCAGGCGACATCTTAAACTCTTTCGTCAACTGGTCAAGGGCTTCTTCCTTGGGAACTTTGTTATATGTCTTCAAGCCCTTCTGGGTATATTTGCTAAAGGTCTGACCAGGGAAAAGTGCTTGGGCTTGCTTGACTGTAAAGTATTCCGGGAACACTTGCTCCTTCAGCGAGATGAAGAAGTCTAACCCCCGATAATCGTCAACCACCCGAGCCGTCTCGCCCGTACCTACCTTCCTTTTCCCGATTAGAATACGCTTTTGCGCTATCGGGTCAAGAGCCATAACCTCTTTCATCCCGGCGAGTTGTTCCTGGAACCTCAGACTCGTCTCCCCTATATCGGTAAGCTGAGTCGCCATGGTGTCACGGAACGCCAGCCGGTCCTCATAGTCCATCAGCCTGAAGGCTTCGGCTAGTTTCTGCTCTTCGGGTATCCCCACCCTGACCGCCTCCTCCCTGGCCTGAGCTTTTATAGCCTCAATATCAATCGCCTCAGCCCTCTCCACCTTAGCCTTCAGAGACCGGATAAGCCTATCATTCTGAGCTAGAAGTTCTCTGAGTTGGTTTTCGGCGGTGGCCGGCTTTTCAGCTAAAGCCCTGAACCGCTTACCCAGCTCGGGGAAACGCCTCTGTACGGCATCCAGTGTTTGCTTCGGCAGCTTCTCGCCGCGGATAGCCCTGTTGATAATGGACTGGAACCTGGCGGCATCGGCGAGCTCGGTCTTAGTGAGGGCGGCCTTTTCAACGATTTCGGGGAACCGTTCAGCCAGCCTCTCAGACGGCAACACACCAAACGGCTCCAGGTACTTCTCAACTCTCACATCGGCTATCTTCTTAAATGCCTGCTGGATATAGTCACCGATTAGCACTTCAGGATTACTGGCGTAAGCCTTGCCCAACTCGGGGTGCTCCATAAACCATTGCATCCCCTCGGCCATAGTCTTGAACCGCCTCGGTTTTTCATAAGACGGCTTAGCCCCTATCGCTCTGCCCGGTCGCCTCAGCTTTACATCAGTCGGTTTAACATCAACGACTACCCGGTGAATCCAGTCCTCAAGCACTTCCGCCGGCGCCGCACCTTCCTTGGTGAGCAGCTTGAGAATATCCGATTCCAGTTCATTGAATTTGGCAACATACTCCAGACCGCGCCGCATACCCTTCCAACTATACATTTCCGGGTGAGCAAAGACGTGCTCCAGTGTCCCGGCGAGATGAGCCTCAGAAGTATATGCTGGCAGCAACCGCCCGGCCATCTTGCGTGAGTATGCCTTATCGAAGCCGAAGAGCTTAATGGGGTTGCCCTCTATCCCCCGCAACTCCCAGATTTTGGGAGCCTTTGCATTGATACCCATTCTGCTTATCTCGGCGTGGATTACTGCGCTGCGAGCCACTATATCCTCAACGGCTTGGCCTTCTCTCTGAAGCAATATCCTCCACCCCAAACCCTTCTCAATGCCGACTCTCAGTGGGGGTATCTTGCTGGCGATGCTCAGGCTACGCTTCATCCAGTTATCTACCAGCACCCCTTTAAGGAGCGCCTCACTTTCCGGCAATTCAAGGAGAAGATGCTCAGAGCGCTCAATAATTTGATTAGCCGCCTTCTTACCCAGCCTAGCCCCGATTTTCTCCAGACTCTTGCCGGTATACTTAACGCCCACTTCAAGCGGCTTGGCCACCGGATAGGTTACCCCTCTCTCAACTGACCGGACACCAGCGGCGGTAAATTTCAGACCTTTACCAATAAGGGGTATCCTACTGGTGAACTTGGCAGCCAGGCCGAACATACCTCCTATCGGGATGAGGTAAGCGGGATTGACCCATTCCAGAGCCGTGATAGTGTGTTCATATCCCTTGCCGTATTTCGCAGCAGACTTATGCACAATCTCCCAGGCATTGCTCACTTCCTCAGAGAAGAAAGCAGCGGGACCGTATCTCTCAAACGCACTGTCCAGATAGGCAAGGAACTCTTTATCAGCTTCAGTTGCCCGCCCTAGAACACTCATAGCCCTGCCGCTGGCTTCCATCAGAGCCATCTCCCAGGGCCGACCTACATACTTCTCGATGTAAGCACCGACCACGCCAAGCCCGGCCCCCATCTTCGTTGGAGCCATCCACTCCATCAAGTCCATCAGGCCGGGAAAGCCCTTCTCCCAGCCCTTCTCCCAGAAAGCGGGCTCAGTAGGCTTTGCCCCCCATGGCGTTTCCTTGAAAGCCTGCACCGCCATCTCGGTCAGAGTAGGTATCATCTCCTCTTCAAGAGGGGCAAAGAAGCGGTCTAAGTCCTCATCGGTTACTCCGGGGAGCATGGCTCTCAGTAGCCCTTCGGTATCAGCCGTCCTGCCCTTATAATATAGAGATTCAAAGAACGCTTCCTGAGTCTCTTCCGCCCTAATGCGCTCAGGAACCGGCATCTGCTCTTCTATTGATATTTCGGTCAGCGTTTGCCAGACATCTAGTTCCGGGAAAACCCGTCTAAATGTCCGCTCAACTTCGGTCGGCTCAACTTCTGGGGCTGGAACCCCGACCCGCTCAACTTCTGCTGCCTCGGCCTCAGCCTTGGAAATCCATCGGCCTTCCGGGGTAAGCATTATATCCCGCTCAGGGACATCTATCCCTTCAGGGGAGCGAAAGCCGAATGTCGGCTCTTCCCCTTCCCGGCCCGGGGTAATCTTCAGCATCCAGTCCGGGTCAATATCAATGTCCATACCCATAGACTTGGCTACATCTGGAGTAAGGAACACCGTCTGGCCACCGGCTAGCCTTCTCTCAAGTCCGGTCAGCTTAGGCTCTTCGACTTCAGGCACTTCCGGCACAGTTGGGGCTCTTGGTCTACGAGCCCTTTTAATCTCGCCGATTATTCTGTTTATCTCGGCGAGTGTCTCTGCTTTACCACCTGCTAATGTAGGCATAAGACTCCTAATCGGTGACCGCTGGCGTAGTAGTCGGTCGCTTAGCGGACATCTCCCGGAACTTCTCTAATAGCTGGCCGCCCTGTGCCTTTGGTTTCATAGCTGCCAGAATCCTGCGGTCTGCTTCCGTATGGGTTAATTTTTTCTCTGCCATTATGCCTCCGTAGGTCTACCTTCTCTGCCGGTCTCAGCCCGCCGCCCGATTCTCTCTTCCTCTCCTCCCATTTCCTCCTCCACATTCTCTTGCTCAGTCCTTCGCTGACCACCGCCGCCGCCTTGCTCAAGCAAGGGCATCAGGCTCTTAGGTTGTTCCCGCTTCGCCTCTGGTATCTGGGAGATAGCTTGCCCCATAGCCCTTTGTTTCAGCAAGTCCTCGATAGATTGCAGGGTCAACTCCGCCTCAAGGTATTCTTCCCTGTTTATCAGGCTGTGCACCTGTTTCCGCAGAGCTATGACCGGGTTTATCTTTTCCGCCTTCTCAGCCCTCAGCAAGTCCTCTTCGCCGTCAGGGTCTTTCAGCTTCAGAACTGTACGCCGTATGGTATGCTCAGACATCAAGCCTTCCCTTATCTGATTAGCTTGGGCTATATTCGCTATGTCCTGCTCCGGGTCTTTGGGGAAGTACCGCCTTTTAATCGTGTACTCACCTTTAAGACTGGCTACTGGGAATATCTTGCGGTATCCTTCTTCGCCCATCCTTAAATTCTTGCCAATCTCAATATACTGGTCAAGCACCATTCTGTCCCGCTGCTGGTAGAACTGAGCCAAGCCCTGAAGCCGGGGGACAAATATCATATCCTTTGATTCAGTAAGCCTGCTGATGGCCACCGCCGACAGTGGGAAAGTGAGGTTGCCGAAGTCAATATTCGGTAGGCTGCCCCTCTGTATCCTGCCTTCCAGCATAGCGTAGAGAAGCCTGGTGGCATTTCTAATATCGGCCACGGGTATCAGCTTATAGCCGCCGCCCTTTTCAACGGAGACTATAACACCCAGCCCTGTGGGGGAAAATTCCGGCTGCTCAGCCGATTCCCCTTTCTCGCTTTCATATTGTTTGGCGGCAAAGAAGCTGGCCATCGTCAAGTTCTCCAGAACGCTGGCCATCTCATTCAGCTTGGGGTAAAGCGCTCTGTTCAGGGAAAAGATACTCTCACCCCAGTTGACCATCATATCATCGGCCTGAAGCATTGAGCCGGTGGGCATAGGCTGAATGACCATTGGTACATAGCCCTTGCCGTCTCTCTTGTACGGATGCTCCACATCTTTTATCTTCTCCTCCCCTATCCAGACCTGATGGTGTGTCTTGGAGTAAGCGGCGAACACTTCCTCATTGTCATTGGGGGCTATGTCGTATTTATACTCCTGGAATATCTTGATTCGAGAACGTGTCCCCCAATATGCGCCCCATTCTAGACCATCCATGCCCGGCTCATAGCTTACGAATCGGCTGTCCAGCGGTCTTAAGTCGGGGACGAGTTTATTATTTCTCACCCTCAGCAGGTTCAACCCGGCGACCCATCCCCTGACGCAAGCCTGCTCGCAGTAGAAGGGGAAGGACATACCCCGGACCCTATTAGCCAGGTAGCTGTCTGCCTCATATTCCAGGGCCGGGATGAACTCCTCGATGGGGTTCTCCTCGGTTTTCTTAAATGAATCGCTTTCCACGACTACCTGTGGGTCTGAGGATTGCATTATGGCTATTACCCGGTGGGCGAATGTCCCCGGGTCATTAAGAGTGATGCTTACCACTCTGGGAATTGGTTTGTCGTCGGCAAAATCTTTCAGCGTGTATGGGTCAAGCAGGTAAGTCTTGGAGTCCTTGTCCATGCGGCCGTAGAGTCCGACAAAATCATCATGCTTTTTTTCAGCCAGTTTCTTTAAGTCCTCGCTCATAGGTCACTCCTCAGAGATAGCATTTAGACCTGGGCCTGTCCGCCTTTTTAACAGACATCGGTGCCGCCAGCATCATAACCACATCAGCCCGGTCCGGAGAATGGGAGCCACGATTCCTTGCCTCTTCTTTCGTCTCCATCCTGAGCTGGCCGTTGGATTTGTACTTGTATCTCAAGTCAGCTAACTGAGACTTTAGAACGGGGTCATTAGGCAAGGATAGTGTTCCTTCTCGAAGCAACGTCAGTAATTGAAAATAGAGTTCAGCCCGCCTGCTGGCGAACAATTCTTTGTCTACGGCGGCCTCGCTCACATTGAAAGCCTCTACCCCGGGCACCGACTTTTCCTGAAGCCTGTCTACAACGCCGGCGCCAACACCGATAACGTCAACCCTGGTCTGAATGGGTTTATGTTCCGCAATGTACCGCGAGGTTCTGCCGGCGGTATACATTGTGTCCTGGTGGTGCCAAGTCTCGAAGGGGAATATCTTATCGCCCTGTCTCCAGCCGAACACCGTCTCATCATCGCCATACCGGGAGATGTCCACCGCCGCCATTATCAGCGCCCTAGGGTCAACAATCGGCTCCCTGGCCATAGCATCTTCAATCAGGTGTAGGGGGATGAGGTTATTCACGCCGGCATCGGCGAAGTTCCCCATGCACTTGGTCTGGAAGAGGAATGAGCCAAGCCCCCATTTTTCCAGGCGCTCTGCCACTATTGCTGGGGGGACCAATGAAGGATAGGGCAGCTCTTTATCACCGAGTTTCTTTTGCCACGCCCCGTTCTGAATATCCTCCAGCGTAATGCCGAACTCGGTAAAATTGGGGGTATCGAAGGCTGAGATATGAAACTGCTTGAAGAGCGGGTCAGAGTGGGAATCCCTGAACGTGCCTACAGACTGAGTGGGGTTGCCGATTAGTAATTGCCGCACGACTACCCCGGCGCCCAGCGGATTCTCCATCGCATTAAAGCAGGTCTCTGTGATACCGGAAGCCTCATCGCCGATTACCAAGATGTTCACATTATGGAAACCCTGGAACTTCTCCGGCTCATCGGTGGTGAAACCTATGGCGAAGTGCTCATCGCTGAGGTCGAGCTTCTTCTCGGTCAAGGTGCCGCCCAGTTCCATGCGGGCGCCGTAAAATTTCTGGCTGATTTCACGCCAGAGAATCTCCTTGACCTGCCTATCGGTCGGCGCCGTGGTTATCACTGTAGACGGGACGTAGTTATAGAGAAACCACAGGGCGATACAGGCGGCATCGAAACTCTTGCCGCTCCCCTCACAACTCCGAACGGTTGTTCTACTATTCTCCGCCACAGACCGCGCTATGAGCTTCTGCAACTGCCACAGCTTGATGCCCAGTATGGTCTCAATCCACCACACAGGGTTGAGCCGCGCCGCAGCCTGTATCCGCGCACTCTTGTCGCTCGCTTCTATCGCCATTTCTTTATCGCTTCTGCGGCGCTCCAGATGAAGGGTCACCGGGAATATCCCGCGCCTTTGCCTGAAGCACCCTCTCCTTTATGCGCACTTCCTTTTGTTTCTCAATGAGAGCAAACGTCTCGGTCTTGCGCCGTGT